ATAAATATCTAATGTAATATTTCCTAATTTATCTTTTTTATAATAAATAACTTGTATGATTTCCTTTAGGAAATTATTTTTTATTTTCGCAGATATAGAATCATCCTTTAACATTTCAATCGCTTGCGATAATGTTATCGTTTTATTTTTTAATTCCGAAGAAGATTTGTTTTCTTTTTTTGCATTCATAATTGCTTCTTCAAGTGTAGCTCGTTCATCTTCTAATGTTTTCTTTCTTTTAGTAAAAATATCTATCGTATAGATTCCACTTTCTAAATATCCGCAAATATCATTCATTTTCTTTTCATTCAAACTCAAACGTGATTCAAGCGATTCAATGATTTTAGAATTTACATTCGATTGATTATCATCTGTATCTATTTGCACCTTGATATCATCCAATTTATTTTTTAATGCATCAATAATAGCATTGTTCAATTCAAAGTAGTTATGTGATACGCATTCGCAACCTCTACCGATGCATGCCATTCTCTTATATTTGTCACCACCACGTTTTTTACTACCGTAGTGTAGCGTTATAGCTTTGCCACAATATCCGCATTTAATCAAACTTGCATATGGATTTTGAAGAACACATGAATTCGGTTCACGTGTTCTTTTTTTTCGCTCGTTTTGTGCTTTTTCAAACAATTCTTGAGAAACAAGTGGTTCATGCTTTCCGTCAACTAATTCATATTCTTTTCTAGCTTTTCTTTTTTTGACAAGTTTACCATCTTGCATCACTTTAAATGTTTCATCCTCATTTACTTTTATTTTGCCAACATAAACAGGATTCTTAATTATATCTGTAATCCTATTGTAATCAAATGATTTAGAATTGCGTGGCTTTGCGCCTAACTTCTCTATTTCATTAACGATGTCAAATGTTCCAACGCCTTGAGTGTAGCGTTCAAAAATCAATTTAACATATTGGCTTTCATCGTTTGGTTTTAATGTCCAATCTTTTCCGATTTTGATTCTATCATACCCATATGGAGCTACCGAACCGATGTAATTACCACGTCTTTTCGATGCATCACGTCCACGTCGTAAAATCTCTTTAGTGTAATCTAAATAATCGCTACCTCTTGATAATTCCATTTCAAAGAATTTTCTATCGTATTTATCTGATAATGTATAGGCTTTTTGAGGTGTGATAATCAACGTGTTTGTGTATCTGAATGAATGCACGATTATACCGCAATCTAGCATATCACCACGTGTCAATCTCTGACAATCGATAACTAATACACCTTTTATGTTTTCGTCCTCTATGCGCTTTAAAACGGCTTGTATCACAGGTCTATCGTCAATGGTTTCGCCACTGACGATTTCTCTATAAATATCATCACTAGGGATTCGATAGTGAAAATTATTTAATGCGTAATCTTGTAATTGTATTTCATGTTTTTTTAAAACTTCCTCTACCGTTTCTGTTGGGTCGTCTTGTCTTGACTTCCTTAAATACATGATGTATTCACTCATGATTATTCACCTCTTTTTGATATTATAAATTGTATAAAGCTTTTTAATTCATTAAGTTCGGAGTCAGAAAACGTGTAGGTTTTAATTTCTTTATCCCAATAATCAAAAAACAACTCCTTTTCTATGTTTGTGTCTTTCCAATCTAATAGATATTCGGCAGATACATTTAGTACATCCGCAATAAGTTTTATTTGATTAAATGGCATAGACATTGAACCGTTCTCATATCTTGATATTGCAGATTCAGATACACCAATTCTAGAGCCTAATTCTTTCATTGAAATTTTACGTTGTTTTCTAACTTTTCTAATTCGCTCGCCCACCTCTTTTACATAATTATCTTTCATTATTGTTCACCTCTTTTTCATATTTAATTATATGTTTATTCTTGCATAAATACAATAAAATTATTATTAAATTAAAAAAAACTTGCATATAGTATTGATTTTTAATTATTACGTGATACAATATAGAAGAACTTGAGGAAACGCAAGTTAGACAGAAAGGAGATAACATCATGGATACACAAAAGCTAAAAGGAAAAATGGCAGAAAAAAACGTTACCCAAAAAGATTTAGCACATACCTTAAACGTTACAGAGAATACATTTTCTTACAAATTAAGCGGAAAAAGTGATTTTTCATTAAGCGAAGTTAGAAAAATTAGTCAACGTTTGAGTTTAACTAAAGATGAAATGGTAGCGATTTTTTTATGCTAAAACTTGCGTAAAAGCAAGTTAAAGGAGTGACGAATGATAAATGTAAACGTTATAGGAGAATGTTCGAACATTGAACAAGCTTTAATTAAATTTGCTTTACAAGCAGAAAAAGAAAAAGCCACTAAAAATAGTGGCAACGAAAAATCGCTCGCTAAATGATTTTTCAATAAAAGTATACAGGAGAAAAAAGAAAATGGAAATGAAAATCACAAACGGATGTTATGAATACGTACATTTAAGCATTAAGACATACGATGAGCTTAATGAAACTATCAATAGACTATCTAAATTGTATGGAAATGAAAAAGAAAGCAAAAAGGAAATTGAAGATAAAGTTACAGAATTAACTTGTCAATTAGAAGTTTTCAAGGAAGAAATTCTAAACAAATATTTATTAGATTATCGTGTAAGAGATTACCAATTAGAAGATGTCACAAATATTAGTGAGTGGAACTATGGACTTGATAATAGTAATTATTTGTTAAAAATGGGATTCACAATTCAAGAAATGAATGAATTTATTACAAAGAAATGGGAAGAATTTCATCCAATAAAAGAGGAAGAAGAAAATGAATGATTTTAAACAATGGTATGAAGGTAATACCGACAATGAATCATTCAATCTAGATGAATATGATTTAGAAGAATGTGAATATCGTGAAGAAGATGAAACAATGAGATTACCTATCAAAGAATACGATAGGTTATTGAAAGTCGAAAAGCAATATCACGAATTACATAAAGCTTATGTTGAACTTTCTAAAAACATGAAAGGAACAATTAATCATGAATAAAAATAAACAACTATGGGCAATGGCAAAAGCCAATGAGATTATCAAAACAACGAATATCAAAGGTAAGGATTATGCCGAAGTCAACCAACGAATCAAAGCGTTTAGATTGGTACATCCAAGTGGATGCATCACGACAGAAATTGTCGAATTAAAAGATGGCATCGTAACGATGAAAGCAAGTGTATTTGACGAAGCAATGCGATTACTTGGAACAGGATATGCACAAGAGAAAGAACAAAGTTCATACATCAACAAGACAAGTTATATCGAGAATTGTGAAACAAGTGCAATTGGTAGAGCTTTAGGAATGTGCGGATATGGTGTTGACGTTTCAGTTGCAAGTGCCGAAGAGGTTCAAAACGCAATCAATATTCAAGAACAAGAAGGAAAAAAATTAAATGAACTATCGATTAGCTACACTGAATTAAGAACAACTTTAACTAATTTGGGTTGTGATTTTAGAAGCGAAGATACAAATAAATGGATTTGTGAAAAAGCAAAAATCAAAACACAGGAATTGCAAGTTTTAAATGCTCAAGAATTAGAAAGACTATGCAAAGTTTACGAAGTTATGATTAACGCTAAAGTTAAGAAAGTTTAATCGTTCAAAAAATAGAAAAGAGGATAACGTAATGAATTTATTTGAAATTAGCAAAGTATATGAAGAAGTAATCGAAAATGGGTTTCACGAAGATTCGGAAACAGGAGAAATTTTATTTGATGAAGAAAGCCTAGATGAATTGATTGGTGATTTTAATAGCAAGGTAGATAACATTGTTTGCTATATTAAAAATCTTGAAACATTAAATACAGGAATCAAGAAAGAAATCGATAGCATGAGTGCTAGAAAAAAAGCAAATGAAAAGAAGATTGAAAACTTAAAATCTTACATTGTATCAGTGTTAAAAAGTAAAGATTTAAAAAAATATCAAACAGAGAAAAACGCAATTAGTATTAGAAAATCGGCATCAATTAAAGTAATTGATTTCGACTCTTTAGACGACAAATACAAAACCGCAAAAACGACATACACACCAAATAAAGCGGATATCAAAACTGCTATATTAAGTGGAAAAACGGTTGATGGAGCAAAAATTGAAGAGAAAGAGAATTTACAAATTAAGTAATGCCAAAGTTAAGAAAATCGAACGGTTTATACATTGTTGATAAACCACCTATTAACGCAACAGATGATTTATTACTTGAGTGTGGCAATGAAATTGAAGTGAATATGCAGAAAGTTGACAATCGCTATATTACAGACCAACAAAGAAAATTCATCTTTGCGTTGTGTAAAGACTTTAGTGATTACACGGGATATGACAAAGAAGAAGCAAGAGATATGTTACAAACCGCAAACGCTCAAGCTAAAGGTATAGATGTCAAGTCGTTAAGCAGTTGCGATATGACATACGCAAATGGATTGATTGATTATATCATTACGTATTTTATATCGAATGATATACCATTCAACGCTAACACGATTAGAGAGAATCAATATACATTTGACGAAAAACAAACATACATCATGGCATTGAAAAGAGTATGTGTCGTATGCGGACAAACTCATGCAGATATACATCACGTTGACCACATTGGAAATGGATTTAATCGAGATAAAATATCGCACATCGGAAAAAGAGCGTTACCACTTTGCAGAGTGCATCACACAGAGGTTCACTTGATTGGTGAGCAAAAGTTTTTACAAAAATATCATTTATCACCATTCGTGATAAATAAAAATATGGAGTATTTCATTAAAAAAGGAAAAATAAAGGTTTTTGAAGAGGATTTAGAAAATGCCAAGGAAAACAACAACGAAGAAAATACAGGCTAAAAGTCAAGGCACAGAGTTATTCGCATTAGTTAATTCAAATGCGGATAACAAAGCGTTAGAACGTGCTTATAACATTCGTAAACGCAACGAACAGGCATTCTATACAATTACACTAGGTAGCATATTTATAGCCGTTATAGTGATTATATGGGGCGAAATAATATGTACTTTGTAATTGATGGACGTTTGCCTAGTTTGAACGAATACGTTTATGCGGAACGTTCAAGCAGAATGAAAGGCGCAAGATTAAAAAAAGATACAGAAAGACTAATAAAGCTATATATCGCTAAATCGCATAAATTAGGAACGATTAAAAAAGTATCTAACTATCCTATCAACGTATCTATTAGATGGTACGAAAAAGACAGTAGAAGGGATGCAGATAATGTATTCTTTGCCGTCAAATTTATTCTAGATAGTCTAGTATCTTACGGAATCATCGAGGATGATTCTAGAAAATATATAAAAACAATCGATAACGTAATTGCAACAGATAAGGATTTACCAAGAATTGAGGTGTATATAAATGAACCTATTAGAGGTTATGAAAAATTGCGTGTACCTACTAATTAGTACGGTACTGATTTACATCATTGTATATCTATGGATGGATTTATTGATGAAATTCAAAATCTACAAAATGAGAAACGAATTCGCAAAAGTTCAATTCCATCGAATTGATAGTATAGATGAATTAAAACAAGTGCTTTCACAATTACAGGATGAGGAAAACAACGATGAATCAAACACTAGCGATTAAGAATCATCTAGAAAAAAAAGGATTCATCACAAGTATGCAAGCTTTTGAACTTTATGGAGTAACTCGATTAAGTGCAATCATTTATGTTTTAAGAAACAAATACGGTATGGATATTGATACACAATATAATTACGGAATGAATAGATATGGCAACAATATTCATTACGGAGTATATACGCTAAAAGGTGGAAGTTCGGATGAATGATAAAAGATTCTATTGGATTAAATTAAAAACAAATTTTTTTGAACAAGATGCAATAGATTTCTTACTATCACAACCGAACGGAAGTGATTATATTGCATTGTATTTAAAGTTATGCACAATGACTGCCAACACAAACGGTCAACTTGCTACACAGATTGGCGAAATTCTAATACCATATGATGTCCAAAAAATCGCAAGAGATACAAAATATTTCTCAGTTGATACCGTTGTTGTTGCTATGGAACTTTTCAAAAAGCTTGGACTTATTTACGAAGCAAATGATAATCTTTTACAAATCGCAAACTACGAAAACATGGTCGGAAGTTCAAAAATGGATGAGCACGAAAAAAGATTAAATGCAGAACGTCAACGAAGATTTAAAGCAAATCAAAAGCAAAAGATGTTAGAAAGTAACGTTACAGTAACGCACGGAGTAACGTTAAAAGATAACGCAGAGATTAGAGATAAGAGTATAGAGATTAGAGATAAAGATAAAGATATATGTTTTGATAAATCAAAACCAACCAAACACAAATATGGTGAATATCATCACGTACTCTTAGATGATAATCAATATGAGCGTTTAAAAAAGCTATATGGTGATTCATTAGATGAACATATAAGGATTCTTGATGAATACATTGAAACATCGGGAAAGAAATATAAAAATCATTCGCTTGTGATTCGAAAGTGGGTTCATGAACGCTACTTGAAAGACCACAAAAATAATGAGCGTGTACAACTAGATTCTAAATTCTATACTCAAGAATCGAACCAAACGCAAGAAGAAATCGAAAAAGAAATGGAACGAGTAAGAAAGGAGATTTTAGGCAATGTCGCCTAGAATCTAATAGAGGTGAAATAAAATGTGTAATAAAGATATGCGTAATAAAGATATTAGAGATTTAGCTAAATCAAAAGGTATTCCTTTGTGGAAAATCGCGAACGGTTTAGGAATTACAGATGTAACATTTTCTAAAAAACTTAGATTCGAACTACCAATCGAAACTAAAGAGAAAATCAAAGTTATTATCAATGAATTGTCAAAGTAGAACGGTGGTAAATCAATGTATATATATTACGTGGTAGCAATTGGATATTGCTTGGGTAGTAATGATTATTATGGTATTCAAGTTGAATTAGACCATGAAATCAGAACAATGGATGATGTGCAATATTTGAATCATATATTTTATGAACAATTACATATCGAAAATACAACGGTATTGAGTTGGCAATTATTGCAAAGCGCAAACAATTAGAAAGAGGTAAATATGGAAAATAAAGAAATAAACATAAAAGTAAATATGACAGGACATGATGTTGAGTTAATTAATGAAATGTTAATGATGCAAAAGAAGCTAGATGAAGCAATCATGGAAGAATATAGGTTAAAAAGAATTGAAGAATGGAAACTTAATTTAGCAATCTTAGATGAGGTAGGTGAGTTAAATCACGAATTAAAAGGAAATTGGTGTTGGTGGAAGAAAACTCAACCGAAAGTCGACAGGGAAAAAGTGCTAGGAGAATTAGTTGATATTTGGCATTTTGTATTGAGTTGGGAAAACAATTTCAACTATAGCTACAGACGGTTATTTTCGAAAGATTATTTTATTGAAGATGTTAAAGATGTTTTGTGGTCGCTTGAAAATAATAAAGGAATGATTGTTCAAAGATTTACGCAATTAACACATTATCCAATTCGGAAAATGGAAACGTTAATTGCAATAACGGAATACTTGGGATTTACAGTTGAGCAAGTATACAACGCTTATTGCGACAAAAATAAAGTGAATTATCAACGTTTAGAAAGTGGGTATTAGGATGTGGATTAGAAGTCAAGGCGGAACAATTTTGATTGATTGCGACTCTTTCGCAGTTGAAGACCACAGTGGTAAATACGAAGTGATTACATTACACGGTAAAAGTGGTATAAGCGTTAGTTTAGGCATATATACTACGAAAGGTAAAGCTTTAAATGTATTGAACGAAATTCAAAAAGCCATTGAAGGTAAGCAATTTAGAACGATTGAAAACGTTTCTCTAGGAGACTACGTTTTGCATGAAGGTATTCAAGTTTATGAAATGCCACAAGATGATGATTTTGAGGAATAAAAATGAAGTGTACTAAATGCGAATTCGAATATTGCGAATCTAACGAATACGGCACTGAATATTATTGCGCAGTATTTGGCGATGATGTACCCGAAGAGTTTGAAACAAATGGTGGTTGTAATTTAAGGCACAATGAAGCAAAAAAGTTTTGTGAACTTAATGATAAATGTATAGAAAAATATCATGGAAGTATGTATGCGCTTTACGAATTGAGCAATAGAAAGCCAACAAAAGAACTACAAGCAGAGATAGATAGAATTGAAAAAGAATATAGTTTGGCATCAAAAAAATTACACAATTATTACGATGTTCTTGTAAACAGGAGGAAGAAAAATGACTGATTATGTATTTTACGTGATGGAGCAATTTAAAGGTTCGTTTATAAACTGTAATAATGAGCTTATTTTAATCCCAAAAACAAATTTGTACGTTTGCCTACACGATGTAAATACACCAACAGATTTAAAGTTTAAATTGTTGGAATATTGTAGCAGAGAATGCACATTCGTAGAGAGATATAGCCAAGAGTGGAGAAATAGAAGGTATCAAGATGATATTTTGTTAAGAATCAACAAATGTCTAGGAACAAATTTCACACGAGAAGAAATGGAATTAGTTTATGACGTATTAGGCAATGGATGTAATCATAAATTAGCAAAAAGGTTCGTTTCAAGTGGTTACGATATGAAGTTGTTAGAGGAGAAAGAAAATGAATAATAAAGAATTGAAAAAAAACTTAGAAAAGGAAAGAAAAAAGCAAAGAGAAGATGCCGTAAAAATAAATACTTTTATCAGATTAGATAAAAGCAGTGCTTCTGAAATCGATAAACAAATTGAGCAAACTTATTTATCTTTGCAAAAGAATATTAAATTTGTCTGTACCAATAAAGACTTGATGAACAGTATGCTAGATGAATTAGACTATATTGTTTACGCATCGAAACTATATGGTGGAAAGCATGTTATGGAAGAATTGGATAATCGTTACAAAAATAAATTAATGAGTTAAAGGGAGAATGAAAATGATTAAACTACAAAACGGATACGGTATCGTATCAGACGGAAAAAGCTACACTTTGATTCAAGATGCAATTCAAAAAAGCAAAAATGGTGAGGAAAAGGAAATTCAGAAATCAATTTCCTTTCACTCAACTTTATCAAGCGCATTACAAGGCTATTTAAATTGTGTGATGGCGGATTTAGTGAGCAACGTAGATTTAGAGCTTAAAGATGTTAAGCAAGCTATAAGCAAGCTTTACGGGGAATTAAAAGCGTATGAATAAAAAATACGAATACAAAGGAAATATTTATTGTGAAGATGATTTATCGCAAGAAATATACAACTATGGTGGGGATTTAGATGATTTATTTTTTGATTTGTTGAGAAATAAAGACATTGAAGAAACTACTTATTATTCCGCTAAAGACGCTTGTAGTTCCGATGAATGTTATGAGGATTACAAAGAATTAATTAAAGAAGAATATGAAAAGTTAGGAATTGAGGTGTTACAAGGCTATGAATAAATATCAAGGAGCAATTAATTATTTATGGAAGTCATATGATAAAAATAGAATATATGGTATTGCAAGTAGAGGTTATCTAGAAATATTACAAGAGTTAGTTGAAAAAGCGAATTCATTTGAATGGATTCCTGTTTCTGAAAGACTGCCAAAAGAACATGATAGCATATTCGCTAAATTGTATGGAACAGATAAATGGAATAATGAATTATGGAGAACAGTATCAGATAGAGTACTTGTAACCATTAAATATGATGATGGCACAAGAATTGTCAAGGAGTCGCATACTCGTGACGGTGAATGGAGCGATGAAAAAAGATGTATGAACTGTAAAGTTGAAGCTTGGATGCCATTACCTAATACATATAAGGAGAAAGACAATGAAACAAGATGAAATGACAATTTGCGAATGTGTTGAATATTTGGATTCAATTGTCGGCGATGATAAGAATGTTAAAGATTGTCTAGATTACATTGAGCGCAAGGCTAAATCAATGGATAAAAAACTGAGAGAATATAAATCTATATTTGGCGAAGAACATCCACTTGATGGAAATTCATTTGGTTTCTTATATTTTAAGATGTATTCAAATTCTACTTTAAAAAGAATGACTAAAGATTGGCTAATTGATTACATCAATGTTCTTTATATCAATTGGAAGGGCACAGACAACACGTGTGAGCGTGTTAGTCGATTAGCTAAGCGATTGTATGAAAAAGCGAAAGAATATAAAGAAGCTTTAGATGAGGACGATAAAAATGAAAGCTAAAGCTAAAGGAATGTTCAGAAAATTAGGGTATAAACAAGAAAGTACGACAATCGAACGATTTATTGCGTACAAAAAGCGTCATAGAGTTGGCTTTAATTACATTGAATTTGACACAATCAATAAAACTTTTGAAGCTAGTTATTATGACTCGAAAGGAAATTCACATCCTTTGATTATAACCCCTAAAGAGTTAGTAGCGATATATGAGCAAATAGATGAATTAGGTGGTGGGTTTAATGAAGTTAATAAGTTGGAAAAGGCAAAATGAAATTGCGAAGATGTTAACCGCAAATCTAATCATTCTTGAATCGATTCACAAAAATGGAGAAACGGATGAAGAATGTTATGAAAAATGCGTAGAGAATACAGTGAATGTATTGAGTGAAGTGTGCACTTTGAAAATGTTAATTAAGTGTCAAAACACGCTAGAAAGGCGAATAAGAAATGATGAGAAGAATACCAATCGGAATCAAAGAATGGAAGCGCAATCCAAAATCTAATGTGTTGGAGTTATATTGCAGTACATATTATGGAATGCGATTACTAGCAGACATTGAACTATTATATGACTCTACATACAGATGTCGATTGCATAGACAATGGAATAAATACGATATTGAAGCATTACACGGAACAGAAGAAGAAGTCAAAAAGCAAATCGAGAATGATGTTATTGAAGCTTTTGAAAAGGAAGCAAAAGCTTTAAAACGTCAACTTACAATATATGAAAATTTTATTAATAGATTCAAAGGAGAAGAAAATGATTAACAGAGTTATTTTATGTGGTCGATTGACCAAAGATGTTGAAATCAGAAAAACGACAAGCGGAAAAACAGTGATTGCCTACACTTTGGCAGTAGAAAGAGATAAAGAACATACAGATTTTATTAATTGTGTTGCGTGGAATAAATTAGCGGAGTTGATGTCACAGTATACACACAAGGGTGATATGGTAGCAATTGAAGGGAAATTGAATACACGCTCATATGATAATCAATATGGAAGTAAAACATATATCACGGAAGTGGTAGCGGATAGCGTGCAATTTCTAAGCTATAAAAAGAGCACAGAACAACAAAACCAAGCACCTAACACAAATACATATAGCCAACCACAACAGGCTCAGAATCAACCGCAAAGAGGTTATACACAACCTAGCTTAACACAACAGGCAGAACAACAAGCATATTATGGCAACAGTAATGACTCATTAGATATTAATAGCGATGATTTGCCGTTCTAGTTATGAAAAAGTTATTTATTATTTACGTAATTTATTTTGTGATAGTATATGCGATTCTAACGGGTTTAAATGCACCCGTTGGAAATCCGCTATTGAAAGGATTTTAGAATGAATGAATATTGTAAAAATGCAATGACAATGAATGATAAATACATGCGTGCATTAGATGAAAAAGCAAAAGGAAATGAAGATATGGTTAATCATCCGTCACATTATCAACACGGAATTGAACCTATCGAATTTATTGAATCACATAATCTAAATTTTAATTTAGGTAATGTAATCAAATATATATCACGTGCGCCTTATAAAGGCACAGAGTTGGAAGATTTAAAAAAGGCAAAGCGATATTTAGAGAGAGAAATAGAAAGGATGGAAAAACAATGATTGAATTTATTTGTGGTTTAATAGTTGGCAGTGGTATGACTTTAATTTTGTATAGCATACTAGTAGGAAAACGAATACAAGAAGAACAAGATAAAGCGTGCAAATGCATATTCAAATATGAAGAATATAGAAGAAAAATCAGAACTTTAGAACATGAAAAGAAACAATTAGAATATGATTTAAAATCTGTTCAAAAGAGGTAATCAACATGGACTATATGATGTTGAACGACGATAACGAATGTGTCGGGTTTGTCAGTGATACACAAGTTATGCGTGATTTAAAATTAACATTCTTGCAATTCAAAAGATATGTGATGTATGGAAAAAAATATAAAGGCTACACGTTAATTGAAGATGAATCGTGTTCTAGAAAGTGGGAACACAACAACGATTTAGAATATAGATTAATCACAGAAAGCAAAGAGGGTTGGAGATGGTATGCAGTAAGCAACTTAACGGTTATGAGTATATCGCCTAAAGGAACAAAAAAAACGCTCAAACCAAGAAAAAATGGAAGCGTAAGAGTAAATGGACATATATATTATGTAAATCGTATATGTTATGAAACATTCCATGATACGAAATTGCCAAGAAATAAAATTGTGAAGTTGACAGGAGAAAAAAACATAAAGAATTTATCCGTGCATAGTCCAACAGTAAATGTAAAAGGTAGAAACAAAAGAGCGGTAACGGTTGACGGTGTTGTTTACGATTCGCTCAAAGAGTGTTCAAGCAAAACATATTATACAGTGAATGCGATAAGTAGAATGTTAAGAGAAACGAGAAAGAACACTTTAGGAGTTGAATATGTCGGGTAGCATTTTAAACGGACAGGTAAGAAAGTGTGCACAATGTGGCAAAGAGTTTAGAATATATGGTTTAGTGAGTATGTGGATGTACAAAAAAACATATAAAGGAAAAACACATTATATGTGCTCAAATAAATGTTATGAAGGATGGTTAGATAAATGGATGCCAAAGAAAAAAGAAGATTGATTGATGAACATTTCAAAGAATATAACGACATTTGTAATCAGATTGAAGAATTACGATGTAAATGGACAGAGTTAAACAATAAACTTTATGGAATTAAACCAATCAATTACAGTGGAATGCCGAGCGGTGGCGGTGGTGGTAATGAAGATAAAGTGATAATTTTTCTAGAAAGATTAGATGATATCGAAAAAGAAATCGGAATTTTAAGAGAAAAAAGAAAGCAAAAAAAAGAAGAACATTTAAAAGAAATCAACCGCCTAGAAAGTTTAGATTCGAGAAGAATCATTAGAGAAATCTATTTAAATCGCCATAAAGCGGAAGATTTAGCAAAGTTAATGAATTATAATCGTAGCAATGTATTCAGATTAAAAAGTATGGCGATTGATGAATTCGCAAACTTAATACTAAAATGGACTAATTCGGACAAAAAAGAACTAGGAGACATGGTAAAATAGTAGTGTCCAATAAGGACGACATTACATATTTCCTAACGTATGTATAGTCACTAAAATAAAACCTTTTGATAAAAGCCACGTACTAGTTTATGTGGTTTTTATTATTTGTATGGTGTATAGGAATTCATAGCGTTTAACTGTTAGTTTTGTTTTCATTTTCAATAAGTCCTTTTGATAGATTAAAATACCTCGCCTATGCACCATAGAGATACGATACACAGGAAGGAGCACACAATGCAGATTGTAGAAATGAATTTATCGGATTTAAAACCGTATGAAAACAACCCTAGGAACAATCAAGAAGCATGTGATTACGTAGCAAGTAGCATTAATGAATTTGGCTTTAAAGTGCCTATTGTAATCGATAAAGATAACGTTATTGTGTGCGGTCATACAAGATATTTAGCTAGTAAACAATTAAAAATGAAGAAAGTACCGTGTATTAAAGCGGATGATTTAACAGATGAGCAAATCAAAGCGTTTAGATTAGCGGATAACAAGGTATCAGAGAAAGCGGAATGGGATTACGACAAATTAAACGAAGAATTGAATGATATTTACGATATAGATATGGAAGAATTCGGTTTTGATATTGATTTTGTGGATGAAGAATATGAACATATCGTGAACCAACAGGAAACGCAAAGAAGGGTTGAGAATATCGTAAATTTACAATACGGACAATTCGAAGGTGAAGGGAAATATGATATTCCTAAACTAAAACCCGTAACAGAATTACCGCCAATCAAAGAATGGATTGGATTTAATTATGTTTTATCAGATAACGACCCTAGCGGAAAAGCAGTACATTTCTTTATTGATGATTACCAATTCGAAAGAATTTGGAATAATCCACAACAATACGTTGATAAGTTAAAACAATATGTTTGTGTGGCAACACCCGACTTTTCACCTTATGGCGATATGCCGTTAGCTACACAGATTTTCAACATTTATAGAAAAGCATGGGTTGGAGCATTCTTACAGGAGCAAGGAATTACAGTAATTCCAACAGTAAGAGCAAGCACAGACCCAAGAAGTTTGGAATTCTATTTAGATGGAATACCAAAAGACGGAATCGTGATTATTAGCAACATGTGGACGAACGACAAAGAATCAAGAAAGTATTTCTTAGAGAACGAGTACAAAACAATGATGGAAACGCTACATCCTAGAAAAGTATTTGTTTATGGTCGTGAGTTTGAAGAAATTACAGATGATAGCGTGGAATATATAGAAACGTTCACAAAAGGAAGGTGGAGTAAATAGATGGCTAAAGGTGGCAGAGGTGGGAAAAGAAGAAGAGGAAACCCAAGCACAAACGACAAATTTAGTCCAAATGGTGTTGGTGATTCAGTTCCAAGTACATTAAGTGAAGCACTAGGAGCAAAAGGAAAGCCTATGAGCGAAGCTAATGCATGGTTTGATGCAAACCCTTATTATAGTGACAAATACGCAGAATTTAGTTCGAATTGTCAAAGATGTGTATTCGCATACGAAATGCGACGAAGAGGATACGACGTTATTGCACAACCAACATACAAAGGCGATGAGATGCCGAGAAAATGGACAGGTGCAATGAAAGGAATGTCGCGCGTTATGGTTGGAAGAGCAACGGAAAAAGCGACTATCAGAAATATAAAAAATCAAATGTCGAATTGGGGAGAAGGAGCACGTGGGATTATATACCTAAAATGGGCAGGTAAAAAAAACGTTGGTCACGTAATAAATTGTGAACAAAAGAATGGTAAGTTACACATTTACGATGTACAATCTAATAAGAGAGTAACAGGTGTGAAATACCTAGAAAAATACTTGCCATTCGCAACATTAAGTCACACGCAGTTATTCAGAACAGATAACGCTACACCAACAGACGACATGCGATTCATGGTAAGAACATCGAAAAAATAAAAAGAACAAAAGAAAGAAGGTTAATTATGATTAGTTATGACTATGCAAAACAAAAAGCGTTGGAATTAAATGGTGATGTAAATGCATGTAATGAGTACGATAATGCATACAACTTTTTTGACAAAAACGATGAAGGAGTAGGAGATAAAAGTGTAATCATTTTAAAAGAAGATGGTAAAGCATTGAATTTTGTTGACTATATCCTAGATTACGCAACAAGTAACAAAATGAAAAGAATTAAATTTTAGAGGTGCACATGAAGAAAAAAAAAGATGGAAAAGGCGGTAAAGTCTTAACAGATAAGCAAAAGCTTAATTTAATCAAGAATGGAACAGTACCAAAGAAAACAACGAAAAAGAAATAAACTCATATACTAGAGTATAAAGAGTTCCTTAAAGCGTTCATGATAATGTGAGCGCTTTTTGCTATTTAGGGTCTACTAAAAGTAGGCTCTTTTATTTTGCAAGGTGGTGGATGTATGGCAAAAGGAGCAAGAGGTGGACAAAGCAAGAAAGCAAGAGGGGTTCAAACTGTTTTGATTACATCATCAGATGGACAAACGAAAATCAGATTATCACAAGCAAGCGATGGAATAGTATATCAACATTCAGACCCTCAAGGCGGACGATATGACAAGCTAACACCAATCCAAGGTATGAGTATGAAAACATTGTTAAACAACGCTAAAAAGAATGGTGGAAGCATTACAAAAGTAACAAAAGCTATGTTGAATCAAGAAAAGAAGAGAAACAAAGCAGATTCGTTAGCACAAGATAAAGCGTTAGGTTCAAGAGCATCTAAAAAAGGTGTGAATAGACATAGCGCATATTGGAGCAACATGTAAAGGCGGTGATTAGATGGCGAACGAAAGCAACTTGAAGCCTTTAAGCACGAGCCAAGCACGAGAAATAGGCAAAAAAGGCGGAAAGAAAAGCGTAGAAAACAAAAGAAAGCGGAAAGCACTAAAAGAGCAAATGGAATTATTGCTAACATTACCTTTAACGGACGAAAGAGCAAAGAAACAATTTGAATCTATGGGCATTGATTCGGATAACATGGACAATCAAATGGCTATGGTCGTAAAAACGTATGCACAGGCATTAAAAGGAAATATTAATGCAGTGAATACAATTCGAGAAATCATTGGTGAGCGTGTTGTTGAAGTCAATGTTAACAATAATATCGATGATAAAGTTAAAGAGCTAGACAGACTACTCGATAGTGTAGCAAAAGATGGATAAGAATTTAGTTAGTCTTTTAAGAAATGAACCGTATAAAATTGGACAACTATGTGGATTTACAGATTTAACAGAATTGCACAATGAATGGTTGAAGATGATGATATACGGTGATGATGAATTCACGTTATTAGCACATCGTGGTAGCTATAAAACAACGTGTTTGTCTATTTGTTTTGCATTTATCATTGTGTTATTCCCATATAAAACAATTATATTTGTCAGAAAGACGGACGACGATGTAATTGAAGTTATTAAACAGGTTAGCAACCTTTTGAAAACAAGCATATTTCAGACAATAGCGTTAAGGTTGTATGGATGTGAAATAAAATTCACACAAGATACATCTTTTAAGCTAGATACATCTTTAAATACATCTACAAAAGGTATGGTTCAGTTGTTAGGGATTGGTTCAAGTGGTTCACTAACAGGAAAGCACGCCGATATTGTAGTGACAGATGATATCGTAAATTTAAAAGACAGAATATCACGTGCGGAACGTGAAAGAGTCAAGAATGTTTATATGGAATTGCAAAACGTCAAAAACCGTGGTGGTCGTATTTTCAATACAGGAACACCGTGGCACAAAGAAGATTGTATCGCAACGAAAATGCCGAATAAAATAACATATGATTGTTATTCAACGGGATTAATTGATAGAGAAAAGCTCGAAGAAATTAGGCAATCAATGACACCTAGTTTATTTAGTGCGAACTATGAGTTAAAGCATATTGCCGATGCAGATGCATTATTCACGAATCCTAAATTTACGAATGACGAAACGTTAATATATGACGGTGTATCGCATATCGATGCAAGTTATGGCGGTGAGGATGGCACGGCATACACAATATGCAAAGAAGTTAATGGTAAATTCTATATGTTAGGAAAACGTTGGAATAAGCATGTAGACGATTGTTTAAGCGAAATCTATGCGTTACAAGATAAATATAGAGTTGGCTCAATTTCGTGCGAAAGAAACGCAGATAAAGGCTATTTAGCGAAGGAATTAAGAAACAACGGTCAATACGTTGAAGATTACTCCGAAAACATGAATAAATTTATTAAAATATCAACCTATTTACGAAAGTATTGGAACGATATTATTTGGCTTGAAGAAACAGATGCGGATTATATAAATGAAATTCTCGATTATACAGAAAATGCACAACGTGACGACAGTCCCGATAGTGCATCATGTATGATTCGTAAATTCAAAGGTAAACGAGAATGGTTATTTTAGAAAGGAAGTGAGAAAGTGCTAAAAATTTCAGAAATCAAACAATTTATTGATGAAAATAATTCATCACAGAAAAGAGCGGAAAGTGTAAAAGCTTTAAATTATTATGAAGGTAGACATGATATTAAAGATTATAAAGTCTACTATACAGATGCTAAAGGTGAATTTGTGGAAGATGAGCAAAGAAGCAACATCAAAATTTCACATCCTTTCTTTACCGAATTAGTAGACCAATGCGCACAGTATATGCTAAGTGGTGACGATTACATTGTGAAATCAGACAATCCAAAATTGCAAACAGAATTAAATAAGTATTTTGATGATGAGTTCATGATGGAAATCAATGATTTAATTACATATGCAAAAATCGAGGGTGATTCATTCCTATATAGACAAATGGGCGATGATTTTAGAAGTCATTTTAAATTCGCGGATGGTTTGAATGTGGTGGAAGTTCCTAGTAAATACGCTAGTGATAAAAAAGACCACATCATTTACCACTATTATTGGAAAACAAAAAAGAACAACAAAGTTGTTTCTAAGATTCAAGTGTGGGATGATGAGCAAGTTTATTTCTATCAAATGATTGATAACACAATAAAGTTAGATGCAGACGAGAAACTAAACCCAAGACCACACGTTGTTTATAAAGAGGATGAAGAAACGTATCAACAAACCTTTAAAGGTATTCCATTTGTTAGATTGGATAACAACAGGCGAAGAAGGTCAGATTTATACGTTATTAAAGATTTAATCGATGATTATGATTTAATGGCTTGTGGATTGTCGAACAATTTACAAGACGTTGCCGAAGGTATTTATGTTGTTAAAGGTTACAACGGCAAAAGCCTTGATGAATTAACACAAAGTATCAAAGTTAAAAAGCAAGTGTCCGTCGGCGAAGGTGGAGATTTAGATATCAAGACGATAAACGTTCCGTATCAAGCTCGTGTAGCAAAGATGGAAGAGGATGAGAAAAACATTTATCGTTTCGGTATGGGATTAAATACAAACACAATCGGCGATGGCAACACAACAAATTACAATTTAAAATCGAAATATGCATTGCTAGAAATGAAGTGTAAAAAGTTAGAAGCTCAGTTAAAGCGAATGGTGAAATCAGTAATTACAATGGTTATTGATGAAATTAACGAGCAACAAGATACACAATTCAGTTATAGCGATGTATGGATTGAATTTAAACGTGAGGTCATGACAAATGCTCAAGACAATGCACAGATTGAGCAAATCAATGCACAGACAACACAGATTAAAATTAATACATTATTAGCGTTAGCACAGACTTTAGATAATGAAACGATTGTAAAAGAAATTTGTGTGGCTTTGGATATCGATTACAATTCAATTAGAGATAAAATACCAAAATCGAAAAGTGTTGAAGAAGAAACACAACAGGCTTATTCGGAATTAGATGGATTGATGAATGAATAAGTATCAGAAAGAATATATCCAAAGTAACATACAAGACGAAGAAGAAGTGTTGAAGGAAATCAAGAAAGCGTATAGAAAAGCAGAATCAGACATAAACCACAAAATTAAAAGGTTGATGTCAGAAATGAAAAAAGCCAAGGAATCAGATATACAATCTAAGATTTGGCAAATTAAGTACCAAAAAGCATTGTTAAAACAGATTGAAGAAGCACTCATAAAAATCGATGATTATGATTCAATTATGGATTATTTAGAAAAGTGCTATGAATGTGGATGGTACGGTGTTCTATATGATTTAGAAAAGCAAGGTATCCCATTGATATTACCTATTAGGCAAGATGAAATGGCAATGGCAATTGTAAAAGAAACGAAATTAACAAGTGGAATTTACAAAAAGCTAGGATTAGACAAAACGAAGCTTGCAAAAGAAATCAACTTTGAAATATCAAGGGGCATTGCAAACGGTTGGTCAAGTATGCAAGTGGCAAAACATATACACGATAGATGTACAATCGGAAGGAATCGAGCAAGTTTAATTGCACGAACCGAAGGACACAGAGTTTTAAACGCATCTAGTTTTAATTGTCAGAAAGAAGCACAAGCAAATGGATGCAAGATAACAAAACAGTGGGATGCTACACTAGATGGAAGAACTAGATGGAGTCATAGAATGGTTGACCAAGAAATAAGAAATGTTGATGAACCTTTTTCTAACGGTTTGATGTATCCGTGTGACCCTAATGGAAGTGCGAGTGAAGTGTGTAATTGCAGATGTGCGTTGTTACAACGTGCGACGTGGGCACTAGGTCAAAAGGATTTAGATAAATTAAAAGAAAGAGCGGAATATTACAAAGAATTAAATGAATCATTCAATAAAGATGAATCATTTAAAGACTTTGAGAATAGATTAAAAAAGATAGGAGCAATGAAATGAAAAAGTTAAGATTTAAAGAGTTATGCCAAGACAAAAACACAGGAATGTATTACAAAAGAGGTGATGTTGTTGAGTTTGCAGATGCAAGAGCACTTGAAATTATGCAACACAATGTCGCGGAAATTGTCGAAGAAAGACAAGATAAAGAGCATTTCGTTGAAGATGATAAAGCGGTTGAAGAAGAAAAAGAAGTTGAAACAGTTGAAAAACAGAAAGAAGAAGTAGAAGAAACTGAAACAGTTGAAGAACCAAAGGAAGAAAAACCAAAAAGAGGAAGAAAGCCAAAAGCAGAACAGGATAAATAGCATTCAATTATAAGCGCATAGAAAACAATTCTAGGCGCTTTTATTCGTTTTGTAAGTATTTATGTATCAAAGGTATTAAAGGCGCTAAAATCGCCTTTTTTATATGTCCGAAATGACATAAAACTACGTGAGCGCACACGTATAAAAGCCATTTACATTTTTTTAACCATCGTGGGCGAAAACACGTAAAAAAGCGTAAGGAAAAGGAAGGTAAACAGATGTTAGAAAAGTTATTGAAAGAGTATTTAGTGGATGATTCAAAAGTATCGGAATTCTTAGAAAAGATGAAAGAAAGCAAGATTTTTTTATCAAAAGAAGAAAACATCGATACACGCTACACAAAGATGAAAGGTGAATATGAAGCAGAAAAAGCAGAATATGCAAAAGCTTTGAAATTAATTGAAACGTTAAAAGCACAAACGCAAGGTCAAGATGCATTGCAGACACAAATCACAAATTATGAACAGGAAATTTCCGACCTAAAAGCGAATAACGAACAATTAACACGTGAAAACAATTTAAAAGTTGCTTTATTAAGCGGAAAAGCAAAAGCGGAAGATATTGACTACTTATTATTCAAACTTTCAAAAGATGAAAACGCCGTTAAATACGGAGAAAATGGTGAAGTATCAAATGTTAATGAGATTATTGACAATTTGAAAAAAGCCTATCCATCGCATTTTGAAAGCGGAGCAAAAAGAGTCGTTGACAAAATCGACTTGCCGAACGATGGAGATAAGGACGTAAAAATCACAAAAGAGCAATTCGATAAGATGAATTACAACCAAAAAAATGAATTATTCCAAAAGAACAAAGAGCTATTTGAAAAATTAGCAAATGGAGAAGAAGGAGAATAAAAAAACATGGGAAATTTAGTCACAAAGTTAGCAAACTTGATTAACCCTCAAGTTATGGCACAAATGATTAGCGCAAAAGTAGAAAAGAAAGTACGTTTTATGCCTTACGTGAAATTAGACACTTCTTTACAAGGAAATAGTGGAGATACTATCACAGTGCCAAAATACGGATATATCGGTGATGCCGTAGACGTTGCCGAAGGTGAAGAGATTCCAACTCGCCAATTATCAGTAAGTACAGAACAACACACAGTTAAGAAAATCGGTATCGGTGGAATCATTACAGATGAAGCGGTATTAAGTGGTTATGGAAACCCTCAAGGCACATTGACATCACAATTAGCAACATCTATCACACAAAAGTTAGATAGTGACGTTTTAGAAGAATTGTATGGCACAAAAACATTCTTTACATCAACAGATGTATTAAGCTATGAAACATTAGTAAATGCTATTGATGTATTTAATGAAGAAGAAAACACAGACAAAGTAATGTGGGTACACCCTCATCAAGTTACACAATTACGTTTAGACCCTAACTTTATTTCAAAAGATAAATATCAAGGTCAAGTAACAGTTGATGGCGAAATTGGAACAATTGCAAATACTCGTATTATCCCATCTAAAAAGGTTATGTTAGTAGAATATGTACATGACGCAAGCGGTACAGAGGTAACAACAGATAATCTAAAAACATACGAAGGAAAAACATTCCCAAGTGTAAAAGTAGGGGATAAAGTAAAAGCGGTTACTTCTAAATACTACGCAAACCCTATCGTTAAATTAAACGGAGATAGCGAAACAGAGGACGATACAGAAGCATTAACTTGTTTCTTAAAACGTGATACAAACGTTGAAACAGAGCGTCAATCTAAATTCCGTCAAACAGAGGTCACAGGCGATAAAATTTATGTAATGGCAGTAACAAACGAGAAGAAAGTTATTATTGCTAAAACATTACTAGCTAAAAGTGTTTAAGCCTTATTTGATTAAGGCTTTTTCCCTTTTATAAAGAAGGGGTGAATGTATGATTATTGATGCAAAAGATTTATTGAATGAATTTTCAGATTATGATTTCTCAAAAGTTAACGAAATAGTATTGCAAAGACGATTAGATTCAATTGAACAGAAAATCAGAGCCTACACTAGAAACGGATTCTATTTAAAACCAATTAAATCAAGATTTACATTCAACGGAGATACATTAATACCGTATAAAGATGTATTTGTTGGTTTTGGCGTTGGTGATACAGTAGAAGTTTATAACGGTGGTGTGAACAATGGATTATATACAATTAAATCCGTTCAAAAGAACTCGATGATTTTAGACAAGCAATTAATCGTAAATGATGCAATTATGAGTGTTATTAAAATTGATTATCCTAGCGATATTGTAGAAGGTTGTGTGGAGCTTTTAAATTACGATTTAAATGTAAAACCAAGCATGAAGCAAGGAGTTGCGAGTGAATCAATTTCAAGGCACTCAGTAAGCTATATACAACGTAATGACAGTAATACATCGATGGGATATCCTAACGAGCTATTAACATTCTTAAATCCGTATATCGAATGGAGATAAATATGATAGGAATTGGCGGAAACACAATCGCAACGATTCAAAAGTTATTCACAAAGAAAAACGAGTACGGAGAAAAAGAGCAAAGTTACGTTGATTTTAAAAAAATAAAAGGTTTCTTGGATATGCAGAGCGGTAACGCTCAATATAATTACAATGCGAAAATTGTGGAATCAACACATGTGTTTATATGCGAATATCAAAATTTAGATATAAGCGAAGAAAACTCACGCATGGTAATTGATGGCAAAGCGTATGAAATTACATATATCGATAATCCTATGAATTTAAACTATCATTTAGAAATTTACTTAAAATATATCGGTGGTGTGCAAAATGTCTAGATTCTTTATTGATAATTCAAGTGCGGTTAAGCAAGCGATTGAACAGGCGATACAAAACGGATTAGAAGAATGTGGTGGGGAAATCGAATCACAAGTAAAATCAAACACTAGAGTTGATAATAGTGATTTAAAAAAAAGTTGGTATCACAAAACAGATGGCGATACATGCACTATTGGTTCGCCTTTAGAAAATGCCACGTGGGAAGAATTCGGAACAGGTATTTACACAAACGGTGGTAGACGAACGCCATGGAAATACGAGTACAAAGGAAAAAAAGGTAGACAAGGTTGGAGAACAACCAAAGGTAAAAAGAAAAACCCTCACGGCTTGAAAAATACCGCGTTTGGAATGAAAAAAGAATTAGAAGCACATATGCAAGATATTTTGAAGGAGTATTTGAAATGAATTTTCTAGGCGCATTAGATAGGTTGTTAACAAGCAATGGAATTAATTACACTTTGGATTTAGTGAATGATATTGTCGCTTTTCCTTTTTGGGAAGGTGATTTTCAAGAGGTGGATAGTTCAGAAGAACAAGGCTACCATGAATATTCATTTACATTAACAGGAACGAACAAAGGCACATATTCAAGATTAATAAAAGATTTGGAAATCATAAGAAAAATTACAAAGAATCATACAGAAATATTGGAAAGCGGACATAGTGTCGCTTTTTTTTATGAGCGTATGCAAATGATACCATCGCAAGATGAACAAATTAAGCGAATGGAAATCATAATAACAATTAAAGAATGGAGCGTGTAAAAAATGGGAGCAAACGGACCAATCGAAATTGGAAAAACACATAGCGTTACAGATAAAACCGCAAGTAATATCATGCTTGGAAGCGGTGTTGTATGTTATGGATTAAAGTATACAACCGATAAATGGACGTATGATGGGGTTTTTGGAGCAACAAATGGTGGTTCTAAAGTCGAAATCAAACCCGAACAAAAAGATTTAGAAATCGATGGAATTTTAGTCAAAACAAAAGGCTTAACAGTTAAAACGGGTGAAACTGCTACACTTACAACAAATCTTGCAGAAATCACATCGGAAAACTTAGCTATGGTTTCAACAGGAGTAAAGAAAAAAGATTCAACAATCACAGGCTTTGATGAAATTGTTTCAAAGTCACAGATTGACGAAGGAGATTATATCGAAAATCTAGGATTTATCGGATACACAATCGATGGACAACCTATCATTATTAAATTTGACTATGCAATTTGTACAAGCGGTTTATCTTTTGATACAAAAAACAAAGAACAAACAACAGTAGAAGCGACATTTGAATGTGTTGCGGATTTAGGTGCAAAAGATTTAACTACTTTACCATGGCACATTTATAAAAAATCAGTAAGTCAAGTATAAAAAAAGAAGAAAAGAGGTATAAGACATGAGCGTTTACGAAATTAAAACATTTAAAACAAAGGATATTTTTTCCGCAGTAAAGTTAATTAAAGCTTTTGGAATCAACGAAGTAAAGGATATTACCAATAATATCGAGTTAGCACAAATTACAGACAAAAAAGGACACATCGACACCGATAAATTGGGGTATCAGTTAGTTGCACCGATTATTGAATTAGTGGTGAATCATCTTGGTGATTGTGAGAAAGAGATTTATCAATTTTTGGAAAACACATCTAATCTAACTAAAGAGCAAATCAAAGAAATGAAGGCTACCGAATTTATTAAATTCATGCAAGATTACATTAAATTTCAAAAGGATGATTTCTCAGATTTTTTCTCACAAGTTTCACAATCGCTCAAGTCGGAATAAACAAATTTATGGACTTGCTATTTAAACGATATGCAAGTCCTTTTTTGCTTTTTGACGAATTGATTGTGAATAATCAATCGTTTGATTTTATACAAGATTTGTTAAATGAAATTCAAGAAGAAAGTTATTACAAATTATGGCTTTACAAAGGTTTTGATAAAGATTACGGAGAATTTAAAGAGATTATCAGACCAAAAGAACATAAAAGTATAAATATAGACGTTAACGGAGCAATTCAAAGCGCCTTAGACGTTATGAATGAATTAAAACCTCAATAGAAAAGGGGGTGAATCATGAATTTAGCGGATTTAATTTTAAGATTGAAAGTCGAAGGACGAGAACAAGCAAATCGAGAAATTGACGAAGCAACACAACATGCGGAAGGTGCTACCGAACGTGGAAATGGTGCATTATCTAAATTAGGCGGTGTTGTTGTTAAAGTTGGGTCAATGTGCGCTAAAGGTGTAGCGTTTTGTGCGACGGGTATTTCAACAATCACAGGCTTTGCAGTTAATGCATACGGTGAATATGAGCAATTGGTTGGTGGTGTTGAAACACTTTTCGGTGCTCAAGGAATGAGTATAAAACAGTATGCAAAGAGTGTTGGAAAAACGGTATCAGACGTTCAAGGAGATTACGCAAAACTTATCAAAGCTCAAAACAATGTAATGTCAAATGCTCACAAAGCTTATATAAAACAAGGAATGAGCGCGAACAAATACATGGAAACCGTTACAACATTCAGTGCATCATTATTGCAAGGCTTACAAGGTGATACAGTCAAAGCAAGTAAAGTTGCGGATATGGCGGTAACTGATATGGCGGATAACGCTAATAAAATGGGTACGTCAATGGAAATGATACAAAATGCGTATCAAGGTTTCTCAAAGCAAAATTACACGATGCTAGACAACTTGAAATTAGGCTATGGTGGTACAAAATCCGAAATGGAGAGATTACTAGCCGATGCAGAAAAGCTAACAGGGATTAAATATGACATCAATAATTTAGCGGATGTATACAATGCAATTCACGCGATTCAAAAGAATCTAGGAATTACAGGAACAACCGCAAAAGAAGCGATGCACACAATTCAAGGTTCTATGAATATGACGAAAGCATCATGGGAAAACCTTATGATAGGATTGTCAGATGGAAAACAAGATATCAGAGAATTGGCAAATCAATTTGGTACGTCATTTAATACGTTGGTTGATAATGTATTTCCGAGAATCAAACAAGCTTTTGAAACAATACCGCTAGTAATGACGTTAATAATTCCACAATTATTGAATACAATCATCAATTTATTACCGTCGCTTTTGAGCGCAGTAGGACAATTGATTAGTGGTATTGCTCAAGCGTTGCCAAGTCTTGCCACAAGCCTTTTTGGAGCGGTTAAGACTATATTTACAATGATTGTAAATGCATTTACAAGCGGAGCACCTAAATTTATGGAATCCGCCAAGCAAATGGTTTCTAATTTGTGTAAAGGAATCGAGCAAAACTTACCTAGCATCATAAGCAGTGCTTTAGATATGCTTTTGAAATTTTCACAAGCAATATTGGAATATGCACCGCAGTTAGTTTCGATGGGTATGGATTTATTGGTTTCGTTAGCGAAAGGAATTGCAGATGCGATACCTACACTAATTGAAAAAGTACCGACAATCATATCAAATCTAGCTAATGCATTTAGTAATAGTGCAAGTACAATTTTCTTAAAAGGAATTGAAATCATTATTGAATTAGGTAAAGGTTTGATTCAAGCTATACCAACATTAATCGCAAACATTCCACAAATTATTAAAGCAATTTTTGATGTATGGAATGCGGTGAATTGGTGGAATTTAGGTAAATCGTTAATTGATGGTATATTAAACGGAATCGCCAATTTATGTGGAAGTCTTAAATCATCGGTTAGTCAGATTTTCACGGACATAGAGAATATTATTAAAAACTCTATATCAAACGCCAAAAATGGAGCGGTTAACATTTTCCAAAGTATGGCACAATTTCTAAAAGATATTGCCGTAGGAATTTGGAACGTTATTAAAGCGGCATTTACATCCATGCAAGGTGGAATTGATGGAATATTCAACGCTATTAAGAATTTAGCATCTATTATTTGGAATGGAATTAAAAACTCTATTTCAAGTGTTGTGCAATCCATTAAAAACACAGTTGTGAGCATTATTACATCGGTATACATCAGTGTATCGTCGATATTCACAAATTTAAGCACAGGTACAAGTTCAATATGGAATGGTATTAGGAATATTATTTCAAGTGTTGTTAACGGAATTAGAGGTAACGTTACAAATGCATTCAGTTCATTAAGAGGTACTGTATCAAGTGTTTGGAACGGTATTAAAACCGCAATCACCAATCCTATATCTACTGCGGTATCAGTGGTTAGCGGATGTATTAGCAGAATTCGAAGCGCATTTAATTTCTCGTGGAGATTGCCACACTTAGCGTTACCACACATTTCAATTCGTGGAAGATTTAGTCTAAAGCCACCAAGTGTTCCGCATTTTGGAATCAGTTGGTATAAGAAAGCGATGGATGAGCCTTACATGTTTACTAGACCTACACTATTCGGAATGGATTCCGTAACAGGAAACTTAAAAGGCGCGGGCGAAGCAGGCGATGAAATGATGTACGGAAAGAATAATTTGATGAAAGATATTCAACAAGCGGTATCAACTGAAAACAGTGGAGTTGTTCAAGTGTTGTATGAATGTTTTGATAAATTATTCGAAATTCTAGGTGAATATTTCCCTAAGTTCAGTAATATAAAATTATTACTTGATACAGGAATGCTAGTCGCAGAAACGGCGGAAGAAATGGATAAACAATTAGGTATAATCAAAAAAAGAAAGGATAGTCAATAGTCATGTTTGGCGTAAAATTTGGAAATAAGCACTCATACGATGATTTCAACGTGTATCTAAAAGAAAAAGATATAGGATTTCCCGATGTCAAACGTGAAACGGTAGAGATAGAAGGTCGTGACGGGTGCATCGACCTTTCTACTGTTTTAACAAACGACGTTAAATACAAAAACAGAAAACTATCATTTACATTTCAAGCAATTGGAAGTAAATTTGATTTTCCTAACATCATTTCTAAGATATCTAATTATTTACACGGCAGAAATTATCACGTTGTTTTAGACGAGGATAAAACATTTTATTACGAAGGAAATGTAACGATTAATAAATTCAAAACTAACAAAGCGCTTGGAGAAATTACAATAGACGTGGATGCACAACCGTATAAAATGGAAGTTGTCGCAACGGGTGAACCTTGGATATGGGATACATTCTCATTCGTTGATGGAATTATCCACACATCAGAATTAACAGTAAATGGAACGGCAACAATAAACCTTATAAACAGGCGAAAAGTTGTATCACCAACAATTACGTGTTCGGATGCTATGAGCGCTACACTAGATGGAGTTACGGTCCAATTAAAAAAAGGAGAAAATAAAGTTTTCGACTTTAGATTAAAAGAAGGTGACAATGTTGTTACTTTTAAAGGTAATGGCAAAGTCAATATTATGTATAGAGGGGGTTCATTATAATGTACACAGTATATTGCGATGAAAAACCTATTTATGATTTACGAAATGAAGAACTTGTGTTAGGCTCGCCAAAATTAACTTTGGAAGAATCAAATACAGGTTCTTTTCAATTTACTATATTGCCGACACATCCATATTATGATGATGTTATTGATTTGGTTTCGAATATTGTTGTAAAACAAGACGGCGAAGAAATATTCAGTGGTATTCCAACCGAACACACAGAGGATTTCTACAAAAGAAGAACATTTTATTGTACAGGTGAATTATCGTATTTAAAAAACACAACTCAACCAATGGCAGAATATCACGATATGACGGTACGTGGGTTTCTAGAAGCGTTATTGAATGTACACAATTCAAAAGTCAATGATAAAAGAAAGTTCTATGTTGGTGCGGTTACTGTAAAAGACAACAATGATTCACTTTACAGATACACGAATTACGAAACTACACTTGAGTGTATTAATGAAAAGTTGATTAAGAAATTAGGCGGACACATAAAAGTCAGAAAAGAAAACGGAAAGCGATATATTGACTATATAGAAGATTACGCAAAGGTTTCTAATCAGATTATACAATTCGGTGAAAATCTAATGGATTTCACAAAAGATTACGATACGTCAGATATTTGCACGGTATTAATTCCTTTAGGTGCTAGACAAAATGAATCGCCTATCAGTGCTTTGGATGCATATTTAGACATTACAAGTGTTAATGATGGAAAGAATTACATAGTTAATCAAGATGCCGTTAATAAGTACGGATGGATTGAAAAAGTTGTTAAGTGGGATGATGTAAATGTACCTAGTATTTTGAAATCGAAAGGTGAAAAATACTTAAAAGAGGTTCAATACGAACCACAAACATTAGAAATTAAAGCTATCGATTTACACAATCTAGATGTAAATACAGATGCAATCAGAGTTTTAGATTCGGTAAGAGTTGTATCTAAACCACATAATCTAGATAAATTCTTTTTAGTTACAAAACGTCAGATTCCTTTAAATAAACCTAGCGATGAAGTGTTTACATTCGGAGCTAAAGTAAGGGAATCATTGACAGACACAACACGAAAAGAAAACACGGATGTTAAAAATAAACTAAATGCAATTCCAAATAAATCGGAAATTTTAGATGAAGCGCGTAAAAACGCTACACAAATTATTCATGATGCAACACACGGTCATGTTGTAACAACGGCTAACGAACAATTAATCATGGATACGGACGACGTTAAGACGGCAAAGAATCTATGGAGATGGAATTTAGGCGGTTTAGCACATTCTAGCAACGGGTATGATGGTGCATATGACACGGCTATCACAATGGACGGTCAAATTATTGGTGAGCGTATTGTTGCCAATTCAATTGATGCATCTAAATTAAGCATCAATTACAAACAAAGTGTTGAGAAAAAAATAACTGTATCACTAGACGATTCAAAGAAATATGCAGATGAAAAAGCAACAGGCGCAAAAGAATACACAGACGGTCAAATCGCGGAAACGAAAAATTACGCCAATACACAAGCTAGTAATGCAGAATCAAGCGCCAACCAAAAGACAGATGAAAAGCTAAAAAGTTATTGGACAAGCGTGGAAACGCAAACGAAAATTGAAAACAGTGCGGAAAAAGTTATTATCAGTGCATCTGAGAAAGCAACACAAGTAGCGAATGAAGCATTAACGAATGCTAAATCGTATACAGACGACAAAGCGACAGATGCAGAAAAAAACGCAAAAGACTACACTAATAGTAAATTAGTTGATTATGTTACAAGTACAAATTTTGAAGTTGCGACAAATAAAATTTCTTTAAATGCACAGGAGTATGCTATGGCGTGTGCTAACTCATCGTTATCGAGCGCTAATGGATACACAAATAGCCAATTAAAAAGTTATGTTACGAGTGCGGATTTTGAAGTAAAAACAGATGGAATCGTAGCGTCTGTATCAAAAAAAGTAGGAAACGATGAGTGGTCAACAAAGCTAAAACAAAGTGCAACGGATATTCAATTTGCATGGAATTCATGCAGTGATTACATCAAATTTATTGATGGAGAAATGAAAGTGTATGAATCATCAACTAATACAGATGATACATTGTTAGCTAGCTTCTATAAAAGAGGAATAACTTTATACAAAGATGGTTCGCGTTTAGGTATGATTGGAACAAATAACATTATAGGAAATGAAAGTGTTAAAGGAATTGTTTTCGATTTAAATTATAGCGGTTCATACATGGCTTGGGCATCAAAAGATGTTAATGACGATGTAAATGAATATACCATAAAATTAGCGTATGTTGGAAAAGGGAGAGGTTTTGAAAACCATGAAGAAGATGCGCTATATAGCACAGTAACGCTAGATATGCGAAACCATTACCTAAAAAATCCTATATTTAAAATTGGCGATGATATAGGCAAAAATTTGACATTCAATTTCTATCAATGCACGAGTGTAACAAACAACAAAGGTAATTTTCCAACCACACCATGTTATCTTAGATTCAAACACGGGTTAATGGTTGATGCTAAAGTGTTTCAAATAACATAGTAAAGGAGAATTGATATGAACGGTGATGATGTTAAGTATATAATGCCTAAAATGGCAGAGATAAACGAGGATGATATTACAATTAAACCTATTATGTACATAGAAGAAAATGAAAAGGAGAAAGTAAATGAAGGTTGAAATTAAAGAAGATAGACCACTACCAATAAGTTTGGAAATGTTTAACGCAAAACAAGCGATTCTAGAGAATGTGTTAGCAGTTCAAAAAGAATGCGGATTACCATATTTCGTATTAGAAGGGATTTTGGCGGATGTTCTAGTGCAAATTCAAAGTGGTGCAAACAACGAAAGGACAATCGACTTTAATAAATATATGGAAGGAATTAAAGAAGATTACGAAAAAGAATTGCAATCATTAAAAGGCGGTGAATAGTAAATGCCAAATATTCAAAATGAGATAAACCAAATTAAAAATGCGGTTTACGGAGAAGAAGTTCGTGAATCGATTATCGGAGCAATTAAAAAAGTAAATAACGATAACGAGTCTTACGAAACAATCAAAGCAGAATTAAAAGGAATAAAAACAGATTTAGATAATTCAAAAGCAACACTAGAGAGCATTAAAAGTGCAACTAATACGGCATCGACAACGAAAGCAAACCTTGACACATCCACTTCTAAAGCTACACAGGCTAAGAAAGATTTGGACAGTTCAATTACAGATGCTACAAGTGCAAAAAAAGCTTTAGACACATCGGTATCAACTGCCAATACATCTAAATCTAATTTAGATAAATCGGTAACGAGCGGTAATAATTCTAAAACAGAATTAGATAAATCTATTGAATCGGCAAAAACAAATAAAACAAGTTTAGATTCATCCAACTCGACGGCAATAAGTACATTGAATTCTCTTAAATCAGAGAACACAAAAGCTCAAGGCTATTTGAATCAAGTAACATCAGAAAAAGCTAATCAAATTTTGAATGGAATTTCAGATGTCAAAGACTATCTAGGATTAGTTGATACACAAGTTGTTGGATTACAGGTTGATTATAAGAATCGTACATTTAAACGATTATGCGGAGCGGTCGGACTAAATAAAGGTTCAGATTTCAATAAGTTCAAAATGTATGGTGGACGTAGACGTTGTAATGTGGCGGACGATGGAACAATCAAAGCGTATTATGGTGATAGCGGATATAAAGAAGATGGCTCGAATGGGCAAGTAATGGTTTATCAACCTAAATTCTATTACAATGTCGTTCCCGTTGAAACAGAGCAAATATCGACAACGAAAAAAGGATATCATATGCGTAAAGCCAACTATTACGTATCAGATGTGCCAAAGCCAAACTTTAAAGTGCATCCCGTGTTCTTTGACAAAAATGGAAAAGAAACGGATTATGTATTATTATCGGCTTTTGAAGGTTCGTTATATGATACATCGGCTAGTAAATATTTAACCAACGATGAGCAAGTAGCGGATTTTAGCACAGATAAATTATGTTCAATTGCTAATGTCCGTCCAACATCGGGATTATCACAAGATTTGACTAGACCAAAAATGGAACAATTAGCAAAGAATCGTGGTGACGGTTGGTATCAATTAAACATTAAGATGGCATCAATGGAACAATTACTAATGATGATTGAATTAGGGACTATGGATGTACAAAGTGCAATTGGGCAAGGTGTTACAACCATTCCCGATAACGGTTCAACATCATGTGCATCTTATACAGGTTCAACATCATCACTAGGCAATAACACAGGAATGGCAAATGCAACCAAAGACTACACAGGAACATCCCAAACCGCAAATGGTAAAGTTGCTATTTCATATCGTGGAGTTGAAAGCTTCTATGGTTCTATTTGGAAGTTTGCAAGTGGAATGAATGTATATGGAAATGGAAAAATGGATGGTGGAATGGCGTATATTTGCGATGATTTCGCATATGTTGAAGGAAAGAGCACAGACAACTATAAACCGTGCGGATTTACATTAACTCCTAAAGGTGGTTTTATTTCCGCGATGGGATATAGTGAAGAATACGATTGGTTGTTCCTAGCATCTGAATGCAATGGCAATAGTGCTCTACCCGTTGGCGATTACACATGGGTTACAGAAAACCTAAACAGTTATCGTATCGCCCGATTGGGTGGGCGTTGGGCTGATGGCGGTGGTTCGGGGGCTTTCTATTGGGGTTTGAGTAGCGGTGTCGGTGCTCGGTATCGTGATTTCGGTGGTCGCTTGTCGTATATCCCAACTATGTCATAGATTATTTAAGTATATGTTATAATATACATAGGTTAATATCATCGTGATTTACTGATTTGCAAAAATTAAATCAATCACCCAATTAGGTGGGAATTGGAATAATGGCGGTAATTCGGGAGCTTTCTATTGGAATTTGAATAACAGTGTCAGTAATCGGAATCGTAATATCAGTGGTCACTTGTAATGTGCTTTAAGAATTAATTTTTGTTTAAAACCGAATCATCAAACGGTTCGGTTATAATATAACTGAATGATATTGACCTTGGCACTTGCCAAAACATAAAAGACCGTACTACACGGCAACAATTTAAAAGTGTATTAGTAGGCTATGTATTAGCTCGAAAGTTCGCAAAAATTGCATACGTTTTTTAGAAGGATTTAGAATGAAGAGAATAGGAAATATTTATAGCAAAATTTATGATATGGAAAATTTAAGACTAGCACACAAGAATGCTAGACGTGGAAAAGGATGGTATGAAGAAGTTAAACGTGTGGATGCAAATTTAGATTACTATTTGAATAAATTGCAAAAGCAGTTGATTAATCATACATATCACACATCTAAATACACCACATTCATAAAACATGACAGTGGAAAAGATAGAGAAATTTACAGATTACCATATTTCCCCGACAGAATTTGTCAATGGGCGATTTTACAAGTAATAGGTGATTACATCTTAAAGAATCTAACTAGCAATACTTATTCGGCTATTCCAAACAGAGGAATACATTACGGATATAAGAAAATGCAAAAAGACATCCAAAACAACAAAGAAAAATGTAAATATTGTTTAAAAATCGATGCTAGAAAATATTATCCATCAATTAATCACGACATTCTTAAATCTAAATATAGAAGCATTTTCAAAGATAAAGAATTACTTTGGTTGCTAGATGAAATAATCGACTCAACCGAAGGAGATACAGGAATTCCAATCGGTAACTATTTGTCACAATTCAGTGGCAATTTTTATTTATCTAGTTTCGACCATTGGATTAAAGAAGAAAAGCACGTCGATTTTTACCATAGATATATGGATGATATTGTAATTTTCGCAGAAACAAAAGAAAAATTATATCTTTTAAGAATCGAAATCGATAAATATTTTAGAGAAAATCTAAAACTAGAAATGAAAGGCAATTGGCAAATATTCCCCACATTTGTTAGAGGTGTTGACTTTCTAGGATATAGATTTTTCGGTGACTACACACTATTAAGAAAATCAACTTTAAAAAGAATGAAAAGAGCACTGATACCAATTCACAAAAAAGTTAACGAAGGCAATATGATTAATTATCATGAGTGGTGTCAAATTAATTCGTATAAAGGTTGGTTGAAATGGTGCGATAGCTTTAATTTGTATCGAAAATATATCTTGCCTTTAGAAAATGCTTGTGATTCGTATTACACGAATGTAATCAAAAGAAAGGTGTGCATAACATGAAAGATTATGGATTGCAGAGAAGTGCCGTAAAGCCGTCAGAACGAGAATTCACGGAAACTAAAGTATTTGTATATACAGATATAAAAGAAGTTGTAGAAAGTTTGGAAAACGGCGATATTAACCTATTTGAATTTAATATGATTGAATATGATAAAGATGAATTTATTGAATTGTTGTCGGATAAAAATAAATCATTAGAATCAGAAATCACAGAAATTCAATTGGCATTGTGTGATGTATATGAAAGGCAAGGTTAATTATGGCTAGAATTTACGCAAGTTTAATTAGAAAAGGTTTAAAGACTTTGGAACAAGTTCCGAAGCAATTAAGAAAAGAAGTAGAAAAGCTATTAAGCGAAGGAGAACAAAATGATTGATTTTACAGAGTTAACAAAATATTTCGTATTAGTTGTATTGATTGCGTGTTTAATTGTTGGATATATTTTAAAAACATCGTTTGAAAGTTTCCCAAACAAATACATTCCTACCGTATTAGCTTTCATCGGAATGGTATTAAACCTAGCCGTTAGCGGTTTGAGTGTTGAAAGTGCCGTTTACGGTGCTTTAATGGGTTTAGCTAGTACAGGAATGCATCAAGCGTTTACGCGATTTGTGGAAGGTCAAACCGAAGAAAAATAAAGTAGGCTACTTGTATGGAATTTACAATTACAAGCCAACAGATACTTTGGATTTGTGGAATTATTACATCGATTTGGGGCGTTGTGAAAATTGTTAAAGAAATCAAAAAGCCAAATGATGATTTGAAAGAAACAGTGAATCGTCACGGTCAGTTATTAAATAATGACAACGAACGATTAAAAGCAATTGAAGTTTTCGTTAAATTACAAGGCGAAGTAAACAAGAAAATCGATGAGCATACTCAAACCTTAGCGGAACACAACGAAAAGCTAGAAGCAGACAAACAAAGAGGTAATTTAATGCTTAAAGCCAATATTGCAATTCTTGACGGTTTGCTTTCCGAAGGTGACAAAGAGAATTTAAAAGAAACACGTAAAGAAATCCAAGAATACTTGGTAGATAAAAATTAAGGCACTACACAGTGCCTTTTTTATATAAAGAAAGGAGCTATTTAATATGGATGAATTAGCTTATGAACAATTAAATGAAGAAGCTCAAGAAGAATTGAGCAATGGATTGGAAAAGGGGGAAGATGAAGAATGTCATACTCAAGACTAACTAATAAGTACATTGTCGCAAGTCCTAACAACTATATGCGTGGTCGTGGTGGCTATAAAGTTTGTAAAATTACACCTCACCACATGGCTTGTCAGTGGAGTGCCGAAAGATGTGCTAAATCTTTCCAAGTTGAAGGAAGAATGGCTAGTGCAAACTATTGTATTGGTTCAGATGGTACAATCGTATGTAACGTAGACGAAGAAAATAGAGCGTGGACATCATCAAACTATTATAATGATTGCCAAGCTATCACAATTGAAGTCGCAAATGAAACGTGTGCGCCTAATTGGACAATTTCAACTAAAGCATGGAATGCATTAGTAAATCTATGCGTTGATATTTGTAAGAGATACGGATTTAGATTAAATTACACAGGAAATGCAAGCGGAAGTTTGACAGAGCATAGAATGTTTGCGAGTACAAGTTGTCCAGGTCCTTTCCTACACGACAGAATGAACCAATTAGCTAAAGAAGTTAACGCTCGATTAGACGGTCAAACAGTATCGCCAACACAACCTAGCGCGCCAAGTGGTGAAAAATATTCGGTAGGCTTGCCAATTTGTACAAATACATTAAGTACAAATTGTAACGGTACATCTAGAATTATAAAAGGAGATTGGAGTGGAACAATCGGACGTGTAATCAAAGGTGCTAAATATCCGTATCGTGTCGATAGAAAAGGCGTAGCGATTGGATGGACAAATGACAATGCGATTGATTCAGACCCTCACATTCCTAATAGTGGAACTCAAGCACAAGCGGTTCAAACTGTTTTAAATTGTATTCCGTCAGATTTCCACAAAGAAAGCGCTACATTCTATATGGATAGAACACTTAAAATTATGAAAGCGCCAAGTGATAAAGCGGTCGATACAGGTTTTGTATATGAACGAGGTATGTCAGTACATTACGACGGATATGTAAAGCGCGAAGGATTCGTATGGGTATCATGGCTTTCGGTATCGTCGGGAGAACGCCGTTGGATGAAAGGCGGAATGTTAAACAATAGAGGTATTAACGCTACACCATACGGAAGATTTGCATAA